GACATATCGCCTCACAAAAGTGGCCTTAAGTGATATAATTGTCAATTACGTGGTTTTTCAATGTAATTCGAGACGCCATCGCATTTTTTGCACACGCGAGGAATACGGCCGCTAAGTAATGATGATTCAGTAACATGAATACATCCTGCATAAAAACATTTCATTTTCACCCTTCCTATTCTGTCTCCTGTTTTTTCGTCGTCCGGAAATGCGGCAAAAAGCGAAAATATGGCCGAAGCGAATATGCATGATGTAGCAGTGAAAGCGAACACTCCCCTCGACACTTCAGCCCAGTGCCAAAACCTGATATCCATATTGAAAAACGCAAAGGCTCCATAAAAAACACCGCACGAGAATATCGACATCATCAAAAAGATTCCGATAAAATTAATGATTTTTGGCATATTTCTTACTCCTTATTTGTACATTGTCCAACTGCCTATTGTCTATTTCTGCAACACCCTACGAATTTAACTTTTCAAATGCTTTGAGATATGCCTTGTTCATTATTTCCCTAAATTCATATTGAGATAGCTCAGTTGCGAGTTGATGATTGATAAAATATTGTTCACTTTCCGCCCCTTGAGAAATGACAAATTTAAGGGAATGTGGACGGAAAACCATTGTTGGCGCACCCATAGATGGATCATATGTCTCTCCATTCTCACACACTATTTCACTTTTCACGGTTACGCCGTTTTCTTTCGCATGTGCAAACATGTCAAAATCAATCATACAATCACTCCTCACACTCATTCGTGCATTTGACCATTTTCTCGTCCTTATCCAGCACGGGGATCGATTCGAACTGTTGCCGTCCTACCCAGTCCTGATACAGATATCCCATAATGCACCGAGGTTTAAGCATTTTCAATTTTTGCGCCGGACGTTTCGCCCTGGCAAAACATATCGATACCGCGAGAAGAATTAAAATGACAGCAATAATCTTTTTCACTTAACTCTCCCACAATAAACACAGACGTTCAATGATATGCCGATAGGCAATCCTTCAATGGCTTTGTCTTTGTGCCAGCACAGTTTTTTGTTTATCCATCGAATCACCCTTTCCATCACTTCCCTCCTTCGACCGCATGAACCATCCCAGCCATATCGCTTGTATCTTCCTTGATATCATGCAACTGGGAACGGATCTCAATCAATTGGCGATTTGCAGCGCCAGAAGTAAGCGCATTATTGATTATAATCGAGATCAATAATGCAAAGAGGATCGCAAGGATAATGTTCTGCGTGGATAACACGCCTTTCTTCACGGTACGAGGAGAACATGCAGGGCACGGTATGACAGTAATGATTTCTCTGTCGACATTCATTATTTTCGATCCATGACATACCGGGCAAATTGTTTTCCCTATTGTTTTTTCTATTGATTCTTGTGTTTCCATTTTTTTACTCTCTTTATTGGTTTATTATTTTGTCACTCTTCAGCCTTGTTTCCATTCCCCATGATGCGTTGTACTTCGGGATTCCCCTTCATCAATTCTGCAATCTTTGGTTCCAATCGATCAACGCACCGGACAAGATGTTCAAGAGAATTTTCGCAATTACCGAGGCGGTTGTATCGTGACCCCTCTTCCTCTACCCGGTTATATGCGTCTGCTTTCAATAGATGCGCGATCTTGGATGCTTCCGGGAGATAATCTTTATACAGATTCCACGCCTTACGATCTCGCTGTATCTGCTTCTTGAGGAGATCAATTTCTTCCATAAGTTCAGCAGTTTTTAGTCCCAAGCCCTTTTCGCTGGCTTTTTTTGCCTTAACAAGGTTTGCCTCATATTCACGTTCGAGAACTTCCTCCCGATCACGAGCTGCGGAGCGTATATTGTCGATAGATTTCTGCATAATTGCTTCGGCTTTTGCGAATCCTTCCGCATGAGCTTTTATCCGGATTTCATCATCTGTTTTGCGTCGGAATAGATTAAAAAACATATTTTCGTCCTCCGTTGGTTATATTTTACTTTCAGGGAACAAAGTCAATAATTTTTTTTCATATCTGATATTTTTTTTCAGTTCGCAAAAAATGCGAATAGACGCGATTATGTCGGCTAATGCGGAATGCTTATTCTCAAGCTCTTTCCCGAATAAATACGCATACACCGTGCTTTGCTTAAAATTCGAGAGTACAGGTATTTTACCCGTGGAAAATGCCTCTGCGACATAATTCTGGACATCTATTTGTGGCGGGATGAAATAACTCCCGAAAAAATTATTCCCGTATTTTATAAATAATGCTCTCAAGAAATCATTTTCGAATTTTGGATTGTATCCGCCAATAACAGCTTTATCCATTTTATCGAATTTAGAGATAAGAGAATCCAGCCATCCCCTGAATTCATGGAAAAACTGAGTAGAGGATACTCCGTTTTCCATTAAGAAATCCCATGTTATTCCTGAAATATTATCATCTGTCCAATCTTCAGGCTTTTCATCAGGTAAAACAAATCGGTGATACACATGATGAGTTTTAGGCTTAAATGCGTCGATATAAACCGCTGCTATTTCAATGATGTGGTCTTTGTCGGGATTAAGCCCCGTTGTTTCAAGATCGATCCATATTGTTTTCATTAGAATACCTCGTAATGTTTATTTTTTAAAAATGCAGCCATTAATTCTTTTCCGTAATTTTTGATCCGATTCCTTCCATTTGATAAACAAAAATTTATGAACTTTACGTTTTATACCGAAACAATTTGCGATAGAATTAAGACATTCGTCTTTTGCAGGAACAAACTTAAATTTATTGTAGCAATACTGAATCTGTTTTGTCATTAAAATGCCGAGTATCACTGCCTTGGACATATCCATTATATTCCCTCCTATAATGCTTGATATAGTCTTTCGAATGTTCCATCAGGTAACTCCCTCCGGACTTCATCTATATATTTACTTTCTTTCAGGGATTCAATCACATCTTTTCGCGTTCTCATTTGTAGATGCTGAGTCCTTCGAGTGAGATCACTCACACTTATTGTCCCTTTTTGCCTGATCATTTTCAATATTTTCTGCACATTCTGTTCGTGGTCCGAGCTTGCGATGTGGTTTTCGGCCGCAAAATGCAGATTGTCGAAAAGAAACTGCGTCAATCTTATTGAATATGCGGCGTGTTCCGCTCGGATAACAGGAGTTTCTTCGTGTACAGCATCCCCAACCGCAAGTATCAACGCAATCTTTTCCGCCGTTAATCTTGCGCGGTTGTATATCGATTCAATTCGATTTTGCTTCTCAAGTGCTCCTCTTAAATTTTCAATATGGTCATTAAATCCTTCAATCATGGACAATGCGTCTGAGGACATCGGAACCACGCGGGGATTCACAATGCTTGAGGATGTAGTGTTGCTCAAGTTCCCTTCCGGACAAATATTCACGGGACGGTTATATAGTGAATTTGTATCCTTTAGAAGATCCGCAGGAGGCGCAAATCTTCGAACTCTGTTCGTGGGAGGTCTTGCACATTCAGATTCAAATGTCAGCAATCGTGAGATAAGACCATCCGACAAATTATCTTTTGTGAGGGAATCATAAAATTGATCATGGGTTGTTGTCGCATAAATGCAAAGATTCGGATTATTGATTCGTATGTTCTTTTTAACATCCGCGTATGATTTCCCCGCCATAAAGCTGTCACTGGCACTGTACGCGGTGAGCAAAACTGTGGGGATACCGAACATGTAGGGATTGCTTTTTGCGCTCCCTGTTGTCTGGAGCATTCTTCCCACTTCATCCAGAAGGAATAATTGCGAGGGTGTTTGATACAGCGCATTATATATCGCGGTATCAGACGCAAGAGCTTCAACGGAACAAATCGCTTCCATCCCCGGAGTCGGGCATTGCGCCACAATTCTTTTTATGCAATTACGGGCATTTTCTTTCCCGCAACCCGATTCTCCAATTCCGATGATATAGATGTTGGTTCTAACACCTGATTCCGTTTGGAATTTTCGCCCCATGATTGTTCCTGCAAAAGCAAGAGCCGCCGCGACATTAAGGATGGGCTGATCTTTTACCGCTTGGGAACTGATATAATCCGCGAGTGCGCCAACATATCCCGGAGGAGATAGTAAATCCAAAGGAAATTTCTTTTTCTCGTACTGTTTCGCAATCTTTTTCGAGTGTGATTCGACATCCGAAATAATGACCGTTTCTGCTTTTACCGGAGTATCTGTGACATACGTGGATACCCATCCGATCTGTTTTGCCTTGTGGAATATTGATCCGAGATTGATGTCTCCCGTGGGTTTAAAGGTTTTCCAGCGTTTGTCATCATCTGCGGCATTATATTTATCGGACTTCATCGCCCATTCAATCCAAAGCCCTTTCGCAAGATTCCCGGCTCCGGTAGCTTTTAACGCAAGACCAACTTGAACCCAGAGGTCACGATCATCCGCGTCAAGGACTGCAAGTGCAGATCTTATTTCCCGGATCTCTTGTTCAGGCAATATAATTGAAGATTGTTCACTCGTTTGTTCCGGGACAGTTTGTTTTTTTCTGAATTCAACAATGTGCCGTGGTATTTCCGCGCAGCGTTCATGTAAATCAGTGATATCATCCTGATCAAGAGGCATGTATCTGTCGAAGTCGGCGAAAATGACATAGCCTCCTTCCCCCCGGATATCTACACTTAAAGAAGGGTGAAAAAAACGTCTAACAGATGGCAACTTGTCTTCAGGTTGTAATTTGTAGTATAAATGAAGTCCTCCGGAGGGAGTAACAACCGAAAAAGTGTCCGGAATAGGACCATACTGTTCCCGGAGTTCTTCCAAGATTTCATCGCGGGATCGGATATCTCCGTCTTTGCCGACATCAATATCTATAACCGCGATCTTGTTTATTTGCCCGGTCGGGAAACCCACACACAAATCTTCTTTGTAGAATTGACGTTTCAGTAATACTTCATCATCTGTCGCATCATAAAATCCATTATTCGTCGCTGGCGTTTTATCAAGATTACATGCGAAAACCTTGAATCCCTGTGCGGTGCATTTTTGCAATAGTTCTATCATATAACCACATGTCTCCACGACTTTCCCTTAACAATGGAATATATCGTCTTTGCGTTGATACCAAATAGTCTGGCGATTCTCGTTTGATTGTGAAAATACGTTGTATTGAAATACAATTTTTTTATTAAAATAACATCTTCTAAAGATATCCGGCTTTTTACTTTTTTTTTGAGTCCGGTCTTAAACGCATGTTTAATGTTTTCGGAGGGAGAAATCCATTCCAGATTACATGCGTGATTCGCTGATTTTAATCCATTTTTGTGATTAACTTCTGTCTGGTTCCTTTTCTTTTTACCCAGAAATTGAGATGCAACAAGCCTATGAATTTTGAAATGTTTTCGAGTATTGTTCTTTGCCAATTTAATTGTGTGATAACCCGCACGGTCTATATTCACACACATGATTTTATCCGAAGTGTCTTTCCCCGGAAACACCTTTTTTATCCTGCCGTGGTTACTGACAAGATATCTACCTTCATACCCATTTATTTCTTTCCACTTTTCTTTACATATACGGCATTTTACGGCATTTTTAATCATTAGTTTCGCCTTTTGTAGAAGTTAATATTCATAGTCCATGGTCGTCTCATGTCAAGACGGAAAATCAAAAAGTGAATCCTTTGATTTCAGGGAATTTCCCGTTAAAATCAACATTGAATTCAATAGGTTGCTTAAATGTATCCGATAGCTTCATGGCCTCTTCAACGGTAGTGATCTCTTGATCTGTACGCAATGCAAGCCATTGCTCTGCTTTTCTTCGAGCAAAGCCCTGATGTTCGATGCATACCCACTGACTGAAGTATCCGCTGATTTGATTATAGAAATAATCAACCCGTAATGTGGGGACGGGACTATCCTTTTTCCAGTGCTCCGAATACCGCACACGCACAACCTTATACGTCACCGGAGGTTTATACGAACTGATGATTGCGGCGTCACTCGCGGTATCGGAATGGTTTGGCTCCGATTCCGGATATTCATATCCGCAGTGATCACATTTTAACGCGGAAAGACTTATTGCCTCATAACATTTTGGACATGTTTTCTGCGGAACCTTATGCAACTCATGTTTTCCTTTTTTGTTCTTTCGTATCTTGATCTTGTCCACGGGTCCATGTTCTTCAATGTTTCCGCCATAATCAAGAACAAGGAAATTTTCTTTTCCTTCGGCCATTCTTGATCCACGTCCGATAATTTGCACGTACAGACCCGTGCTTTTTGTGGATCGCCACATACTGATACAGTCTATTTTCGGGAAATTAAATCCGGTTGTCAATTTATCAACATTAACCAATATCCTGAATTCTCCGTTTTTAAATCCACGGATATTCTCATCATTTACATCAATAGATTGTTTTGAGTGAACGACTTCGGCTCGATGTCCCAAGCTTTTGAATACTGCCTGTATATTTAGCGCATGTTTTATCCCGGTAGCAAAAACAAGAATATGCTTCCGATCTGTGGTCAGCGTTAAAAACTCAACCGCTGTTCTATACACAAGGTCATCGATATTAAAGGCCTGTTCAAGTTCGCCTTGGATATACTCTCCCCCCCGGATATGAACTTGTGATAAATCAGCTTTTATCGCGGAACCTTTCGATATTGGTTTTGCCAGGTATTGTTTATTGTCTTTATTTTTGTAATGTGTCGGATCGATCAATTCCGCGATAGAACACTCGTATATTATTTTATCAAATATTCTATCTTTATGCTCTTCATCACAGATCATACCTCCTTTCATTCGATAAGGAGTTGCACTCATCCCGGAAATGATTATTTTCGGATTTATCTTTTTCATTTCCGTGAGAAAACTGCGATATGTCCCTTCGTTTTCTATTGATACGCGATGCGCTTCATCAATAATGATAACATCAAAGAACCCTAAGTGCCATGCTTTTTTGTGAACAGACTGAATCCCGGCGAATAGCACTCGGTTCATCGTATCACGACTTTTTAACCCTGCGGAATAAATTCCGACATCCAGATCCGGATCAAACCCCGGAATATCCATTTCGATATGCGGACTTTCTTCCGTCGATACGTTCGGATCAAATAATGACATTGGCTTCGGCGCAGCGATCAAATCCCGGAACTCATTATAATTCTGAGAAATAAGTTCCTTGTCATGCGTGAGGAGAAGTATTCTTGTTTTCGGATACGCGATAATCTGCCGTATTATTTCCGCCTGTATAATGGACTTCCCACCTCCGGTCGGAATAACAATCAGTCCGTTCGCGACATTCCCGACAGTAGTGTGGTCAAAAAACGCATCAATAGCGTCTTTCTGATAATATCTGAATTGAATCATTTTGATAAGTCCGTAAACGTTTTTTCATTTTCAATGCTTTCTCTTTGCCAATGTTTGTCCTGTTCGACAATCACGGGATCGGTTCTGAGAGATATCCAATTAAATCCCTTCAACCATAACCCGTCAAGGGATCTTACGCGAGACAGCGCGACATAACCCATATTCCGATCCCTGATATTCGAGAGATCGCTATTCGCATAATCAAATGAACTCCCCTGACTTTTGTGGATAGTAATCGCGTATGCAAGGCGAAGCGGAACCTGCCATACTGACGCCTTTTTAACGGTGATCCCGTTTTCATCGTCCTCTTCAATAACCCATTCATTAGGAGATGCGATGATTGTTGATCCATTTGTCAATTTGACTATTGGATACACATTATTAGGGAACAATTTATGAGTTAAATCTTTTCCGAATCCGACAACTTCTCCCATGCTCCCATTGACGTATCCGCGATTAAAATTATTCGATAAAAACATGACCCGCGCACCTTCTTTGACGCGGAGATTTTCTTGCCCTGTCCATCGATTCGTTATCTTCTCGACATCGTAGGGATTCCCGTCACATTTCATTTTCCAGAACCGATCAGGAGAGTCAATTTTATCAAGAAAGATATCATTTTCACGGTCGACATCGACATTTTTGAAATATAAATTTATCCCCTCATGTTCATGTACTCTGTTTTTTTGCAGATCAGAAAGTATCTGTTCCTGTTCTTTTGTTACGGAATTTGTTCTGATATTATTCAAAAGATCAATGAAATCGGCATCTTTTTGCCGGTATATTTTGTCGAGATAACAGGTCACAAACTTTCCCTCTAGCCATGACCCCGCGTTAAAGGCATAATTCTTTTTATTATTGTTTGTGACGGGAGGAAGCTGGAAAAAATCTCCGACAAGAATAATCTGCACGCCTCCAAATGGCTTGCTTTTATCAAGCATCCTCTTGAGTACGGTATTCACCTGATCCAGCTTGAAGTCCGGGAGCATTGATATTTCGTCAATAATCAATGTTGAAAGATTTTTGACCTGAGCTTTGCGTCGGCGATCATTCACCGCCTTAAATAGATCATCATCCTTTAACTCATCTTTGATACCAAGCCCTGCAAAAGAATGAATCGTCGTGCCATTGATATGTGTTGCCGCGATTCCGGTACTCGCAGTTTTCCCGATATGCTTCCCTTTCTCTTTCAATAATTCGATTATTTTATTGAGTGTATATGTTTTACCTGTTCCGGCTTTTCCTGTCAGAAAAACATTCTTTCCGGACAATGCGATTTCAATGACTTGTTCCTGTGTCATAATAATGTATCCTCTTTTTTTATAAATCTATGGTTTTTGGATGATATGTTTTTTTCCATACCTTTTCTGAGTCATCATCGACAACTTCACCTTTAAAGCTTTTCAGCACCGATGCGGTTTCCGTTGCAATGTTTTTTACGTTTTTGATCCGAGTTGCTAATTCGGTTGAGGTATAAAATGCAGATATACCGTCCTCGACATCTGGGAATCCGGTTAAACTCGTATTCGCAAATTTAAGATCCGATCCCGGAATAATATAGCTTGCATAATCTGGTTTATGCTCAATGAGTTTTGCGCCCTGAATCATTGCCGGGTTAAAAATATGTTCCGGACACCCGACATGGAGGAGGCTTTCTTCTATATTGCACTCTTTGAGCTCACACAAATTAAGCCCTTCATTTACGGATTTACGATACCGACACGTCTTGCAATGGACCGCAGGGATATCACCGTCATGGCATATCTCAAGGAAATGACACCATTTGCATTTGTAAAATTCTCTCTTGTCTGACATCCTTGGAGGGAGAACCCAATTATCAAATATAATGCTTTGTCCTTTCGCAATAAGCATTTCCGCATAGGACTGACTGTATTCAGTGCGGCAACTGGTATTCCTCCGACCTCCGGGAGATGTCACGGTGAGGAAATGACGAGTCAACTTTGCAAAATGCATATAAAGTTGAGCCTGTGCGTAATAGATAACATCCCATTCGATAAGCGCATCCTTCTCGCCTTTTTCATCAATGAGCTTTTCCAGTTCATCAAACTTTTTATCATTTACACTTTTGTGTTCCCATATATGCCATGTCTTTGGCGCTTCAATGATCCCCTTGATAATACCATCGCAGTGACCGCGAAGATGCCCGAGGAGTGCTTCGAAACCTATTTGATTCTTGGGATCATCCGGATCAACAGTGTGTAGCGTTATATAAGGAAGCATTCGCAATCGCTCCGCCATCACCGCTTCCTGCATAAAGCCATCTTCAACGGCTCTTACGCCTTTCGCTCCCCATACGCGAGTTTTTGCATTTCTATATGAATAAAACAATTTCCGGTAACATTCATCACCTATTTCAGACATGCCTAGATAATGCCGTGGAGATTCCAGTTTTTTCTTGAATTCCAAAGCATTGTCAATGTCTGCGATTGTTTGATTGCGTGCGATATAATTTATTTGTGCCATTGCATTTCCTCTTACGATGTCTTTATTTTTTATGTCGTAAAAAGTCAACAATAAATTATCACGTTAATAATTTTTAAATTTATTGTTGACTTTTTAGACCTGGGAATTAAATGTCCTTTGCATGGAGGGATTCTATGCCCGAAGAAAAAATCAAAAAAGGTTCCAAAGCATTATCAATTTATATAACGCCAGAAAAAAGAGCGGAAATTGAAAATGATTTTTGGGAAAACCGAGTCACGAATTTCGCAGACGGGTATCGGCAACTTATCGAACTCGGACATAAAGAGTTCAAAAAAAGTATGGCTGGTAACGCAAAACGGAAAAAGGAGAGCGTATAATGAGCGTAGAAAAAAAAGCGCAATTGCTCAAGGATTGGATTAAGTTCAAAAAAGCGGAAGATTCCGCAGAAAAGAAAAGAGTTGAAATCGAAAGAGAAATTGAAGCTCTTTATGGCACGTTCGATGGCAAATCGAAAACGTTTTCAGATGAAGACCTCGGATTCAAAACGACGATCAAGAAAAATGAAACAGTAAAATTTACTGATTCATGGGAAACTGTTCGGAAGTCAGTTCCTTCGGATATGCGTCCGGAGAAAGTAAAATTCAGCGTTGATTCACCTGGACTCCTTTTTCTAAAGGAACACCATGAAGACGTTTACAAAACCGTTTCCGATTGCATCATAGTTACACCGGGAAAGACATCTATCACAGTCACAAAAATCTAAAAAAGGAGGATGAATACATGGCTGGTTTTTCATTTAAAATGATCCAGAAAGGTACGCAGAAAAAAGCCCGGAAAGTGATTCTTTATGGACCGCCGAAGCTGGGAAAGAGTACCCTTGCAGGATCTACAAAGGGGGCATTGCTGATCCCGACAGAGGATCGCGTCGCTCACATCGCGTGTGATAAGTCACCGCTGGTGGAAGAATATTGGCAGATGACCGAAATTTTCGATTGGTTGCTGTCCAAAGAAAATCTGTCATATAAACGGGTCATCATCGATACAATCGACTGGCTGGAACCGATCATACATAAACATGTGTGTGAAAAAAACAAATGGTCATCTCTCACAGATGATCACAACAAGGAAACTGCGTTTTCAAAGGGTCTTAAATATCATGCGGTTGCGGCATGGAGAGAATTCCTCGCAAAATGCGATGATCTCAGAGATGCCGGAATCGATGTTATCCTTGTCAGTCATGCGCAGATTGTGAAGGTTAATCTTCCCGATCTCGATGAATACGACAAGTATGTGATGAAGATCGACAAAAACGCTCTTCCCGTGCTTGAGGAGTGGACAGATGTTATCGCGTTTTACAACAAGGATATCATCGTCCGGAAGGGAGAAGGGCTTAACGCTAAGAAGGGAAAAGCTCTTGCGACCAATACTCGCACACTTCATCTCACAGGCGAATCCGCGTCTATGATTTCAGGTAACAGCTTCGGACTTGAGGATATCGAAGTCGAAGTTGATGCATGTACGAAGATCATGGAATATATTCTTACGGGACCATTCCCGGAAAAAACCAAAACCACAGGAGGCCAGTAATATGGCGCAGCTAGGCTACACAGCAGATCATTCACAACCAGAAGAAAAAGTCGGGATTGTCCCCGCTGGGGAATATTCGGTGATCGTTGCCGAAAGTGATTACAAGGAAAACAGCAAAGGATCTGGGATGATTCTCAAACTCACATGGGAAGTTATCGATGGTCCCTTCAAGGGCAGGAAGATTTTCGAAAATCTCAGCCTTGAACACTCTAACCCACAAGCGCAGATCATCGCGCAGAAAGCTCTGAATTCGATCTGTATCGCGCTCGGGATGAAAGGTGTTGAGGATTCAACACAGCTTCATAATAAACCGATGAAGATTGTTGTCGGCGTTTCCCCTGCAAAAGATGGATATGATGAGTCGAATCGCGTGAAACAGCATCTCCCGTATAAGAGCGTGGCAAAAACTGCCGCTCCTCAGACGGCTCCGAGTGCTGTATCTGGAACTGAAGCGGCAGCGGCTCCCGTGAAAAAGGCCAAAAAAGCGTGGGAACAGGACGACGAATAAAATCTCTTTCACCGGCAAATGATCTTTGCCGGTGAAAAAAGGAGGATTGAAATGTTCAATATTACACATGATGAAATGCAACTTGCGGCTGAACCTTTGTTGAAATTGATAAACGAAAGGTGTCATCCGCATGTGGTAGTGATTGTAACGCCATCCAGCGTTGAATTACTAGAGGGTGCGCTTGGGATTCCCCAAATAAATGGTGAATTAAAAGATGGACAGTTTGTTTTTGAGAAAGAACAACCTGTGACACATGAGTAATCGCCAAAAGGAGGACAAATATGTTTCTTGGTATTGGTTCAAAATATTACAATTGTATGATCCGGAATAAGGCTCATCTACCGAAGACGGTGCGGACTCGCCTTTTGAAAATCGACGATGAGCATGTCACGTTGACGGTATTTTCTCCGACAGCCAACAAGGGACAAAACCGGATGTCGGTGTTTGTTCCCGCAAAATTTGACTTCAAGATGAGAAAATTCGTTCCCGTCGAAGGATAAAGTGGATTCCGACCTTTTCATATGGAAAGGTCGGAATATTTCACTTGAACAGGTTATTTTACGCCATTTTTATTGATATGAGGCACAGAAGATGCACGAATGCAATGAATCGAAATCATTTGAGATTGAAAACAATAATGACACAAACGACGCCACAGGAGCCATTATAGAGCTTTCTGAGGGCGATTATCACGTATATAGTGACTAACCCCACTCACAAAACGGGGGTTAAGTGATATCAAATAAACAAACGGAGGATAAGACAATGCAAAATGTAATGATTGATCTTGAAACGATGGGAACTGGTACTGATGCCGCTATTGTTGCTCTTGGGGCAGTATTCTTCGATGAAACAGGACTTGGAGATACATTTTATGAAAAGATATCTCTTGAATCTTCGGTCGATAGTGGATTGAAAATGGATGCTTCGACAGTGTTGTGGTGGATGAAGCAATCAGACATCGCTCGTAAAGAAATATATTCTCCTTCTGCAAATGACATTGGAATTGTTTTAGATCGGTTCTCATCATTTGTCGATTCCCATGCAGAAGACATGGGGTGGGAACCTTATTATGTTTTGCTCTGGGGGAATGGTTCTTCATTTGACAATGTGATATTAAAGAACGCATATAAACAGTGCAAAATCGAGTCTCCTTTCGAATTCTGGAATGACAGGGATTATCGTACACTTTGTCATTTATTTCCTGATATTAAAAAAGAGCCTTTTGAAGGAACGGCTCATAATGCGCTGGATGATTCGATTAATCAAGCCAAACATGCCGTGAAGATACTCCGAGAAATAGCGAAAGCAACAAGCCCAAGTGCGATCATCTGTCCCATCGTCACAAAAGATATTGATTAAACGGAGAAAACATAATGTATAACAGAGAACAAATAATGAACACAATGAAAGACATCGTAGACGAATCCAAAAGCATAAAGCCCTACGTGCTTGTTGCACAACCAAGAAGAGATCTAAATGAAACACCTGCACAAAATCTTGACGGATACATGGGGCTTCATGTCGATTTCTGCGGGTATTCTCACGGGTTTTGTAATATCGGAGGGGAAAAGGTCGATGTCGCCCGGAACTATCTGATTGATCGATTCCTTGAAAGCGGTGCAAAATATCTTTTCTTTGTTGGAGAGGACACCGTCATTCCGTGGGATGGGTTCAC